AATATGGTTAAATTGGACAAATATGTTCATTTGCCAACTAAGACTAAAATTCGACCATCTTTATTAAATGGATATGATGGCCCACCAAAGACTCTTCCCTCTTTTTTGACTCGTGATGATGAAGACTACCCTCATGAAAAGTCTCCTTTGGTTGCTGGGTGTGAAAAACATGGTGTTTTGACAAAGAACCCATCCCAAGACATGGTCAATACTTTGATTGATGCTTTGTGGTCTGCTGAATACATCCGCATGAAACCTTTGATTTTGGATCCAAAGAAATTGTCTCGGGCTGAAGCCGTACGTGGTTTTGCCATTGACGGATATGAACCATTGAAACTCAATACATCAATGGGTTATCCGTTTGTCTATGAAACTAGTAAACAAAAGAAGGATTACATTGTTGTAACTGAGGATCCTGAAATTGGCGATCGTGCGGTTTTGTTTCGTAGGGATTTAATTGAACACTTGGACGAGATTGATAAACAACGCTTTAATTTGATCATCCCATTTTTGCCATATATTGATGAATTAAAGGATGAACGTAAGAAGATCCTGAAGCGTTTAAAATTGGGCGGAACTCGTGTATTCTGTATGTCTCCTATTTCAAATACTATGGCTGGACGCCAGAATTTTTTGCACTTTGCAGCGGCATATAAAGCCAATTGTATTAATTTCCAACATGCTGTGGGTATAGCTCGTGATGGTCCTCAGTGGTCTTTATTGGCTAATGAATTGATTACAATGTCAAATAACATTATTTGTTTGGATTATTCGAATTTTGGGCCTGGATATAATGCGATGTTTTGTGCTGGTGCTCATGAATTGATTGTTCGGTGGACAAAAACATATGTTGCTGGAATTAATCAAAATGAATTGCAAATTTTGGGTGAAGAACATTATAACTCTAAACACGTTATGTATGATTATGTGTATCGTCAATTTAGTGGTGGTCCTTCGGGTGATTCTCTTACGGTGGTTAAGAATGGAATAGTGAACGAATTATACATTCTTTTTGCTTGGTGTGGTATCATTCGTGGTGTTGCTGAATTAAACGATTTTGGTGAGAATTTGGATTTGGTTGAATTGTATTTCCGAAACGTACGTACTTTTGTTTACGGCGATGATGTTATTATGGCAGTTTCTGATGCATATATTGACCGATTTAATGGAATAACAATTTCTGATTTTTTGAAAACATATGATATTGGTGTTACATCTGCCAATAAATCTGGTGAGATTGTTCGTTGTGTTGGAATTGATGAAGCCACTTTTTTGAAATCTGCTTTTAAACCACATCCTATTCACTTTGGTGAATGGTTGGCCCCTATGGACATTGATTCCATTGAAGAAACACCTCGATGGATTAATGAATGTACCAATCATGTTGAAGCAACCCGTGTTAATGCGGAAGCGGCTCTACGTTTGTCATATGGTCATGGTCCTGAATATTTTGCCCGTTTTAAAGAAAAATTAAATTTTGCTCTTGGAAATGCTGAAATTCCGGGTTTAACTTTGACTTGGTCTGAATTGGATCAAAATTTCTTTTCTAATTATTATTTGAAGTAATTTTATTTGTATTTTGTGTATCGCTAAAATAAAATTACTAATCACAAATTTTTCGCTTTGGTTT